TAGCTTAATCGGTTAAAGCGTTGGTCTTATGAGCCAAAGATTGGGAGTTCGAGTCTCCCTGAGAGCATTTTTTATTTTTTTATAATAAAAAAATTATAATTAAAGTTAATTGTATAATTAACATCCAGCAATTTTAATAATAAATAAAATAAAGTTAATTGTATAATTAACATCCAGCAATTTTAATAATAAATAAAACAAAGTTAATTGTATAATTAACATCCAGCAATTTCAATAATATCTAAATAAAATAAAGTTAATTGTATAATTAACATCCAGCAATTTTAATAGAGATGTATATTTAATTTAATATAGTTAAATAGTTTTTTGAAAACTATTTTATTTATTTTATTGCCCCCTTAGCTCAATTGGATAGAGCGTTGGCCTTCTAAGCCAAAGGTTGAGAGTTCAATCCTCTCAGGGGGTATTTTTTTTATATAAAAATAATTAATTTTTTATAAGATGAATATGCTTTATCTATACTATATCTTTTTTTATTATTCGGTTCTATTAACTTTTTAATAAATTTTAATATTAAATTATATTCGTTATCTGATAAATCTAAATTATTTTTAATATTTAAAATTATTAATAATTCAAGTAATACAATACCTATCATATATATATCAATTTTGTTTGTGTCAATTTTTTGAATTTTATTTTTATTTTTTAATTTATTTAAAATAAAATTAATTATCAATGTTATTTCTTTTCTTTTTATTATAAGAAATAATACTATTATTTTTTTGTAATATTTTTATTATTCTAATATATAAATAATTTAAATTATCATTATTAAATTCGGGTGGTAAATAATATAATGTTTTTTTTAAGTTTATTCAAATACTTATTCTCTATATTTTTATTTTTCATTAAACCATAATCTATTAATTTTAATCTTTTATTTTTTAATACAATATTTGGCAATCTTATATCAAAATATATATAATTATTATCTGATTTATAGTTTAACTGTTTCAAAAATTTTATCAAATTTTAAAAAAATTTGCTTAAATTTGATTTTTTTTGAAATTAAATTATGTAAATCAATACCAGCGTATTTATATATTATATTATATTATATTATATTATATTATATATATATTGTTTTTTTGTTTAATAATTCACAATTTTCAATTAATATTTTTTCTTTTTTTATTGTTGAGCAATAATCTATCAATTTTACAATATGTTCTTTTTTTAAAAATTTATTTATTATTTTATTATTCTTTAATTCATTTAACCATTCTTTTTTATCTATGAAATATTTTGATATGGTATTCTTTTTAATTTTTTTTTATACATTTTATACCTGGTTTAATTACACAACCATAACTACCTTCATTTAAATATCTATTTGTCATGAAAAAAATAAAATAGAATCTATTACATAAAAATATTATTTAAAATTTTATGATTGATTAAAATCTTTCCAATCTTTATTTTGTTTTCTCATATTTTTATGAGAATGGATACTGTCTTTTTTTCTTAAATTCATTTTTTTTTTATTAACTTCTTTAACAAATTTTTTACTACTATTTGGAATTTCAATACATTCTTCAATATTATCATATGTTTTAAAGAAATTTGACCCTGTTGTATAAATCATTATTTTATATAATAATTTATTTAATAAATTAAAATCATTTTTTTTTATTTATTAAATAAAATTATATATATATATATTAGATAATATTCAACTAATGTCTTCATACGATAACTATATAGAAGAATATGTAATGTCTTTGCCAGGTGTTGAACAACGCAGAACATTCAATTCTGTAGGTGAAAGTGGCAATACATCTACATATGGAAATAGAACAACCGCTGTTGATTCTATAAATAAAAATAAGGCAAAAGATAAAAATAGTGATAGAATAAAAGAAATACATAGAAAATCTATAAGAGATAGAGATACTAGTACTACTGCTGGTCAAATATGGGTAGAAATGGATCAAGATGATGAAAGAATGAATAGATATTTATTTACTGACCGTACTAATAATTTAGATGGTGAATCTAATATTCGTGATTTAACAACCGCAATGAATGGTTCTTCTGAAAATAAAGTTAAAGATTTAATTGAATTATTAACTACTAAAACAATTGCTCCTTCTGGCACAAAATGGACATTATATGGTACAGATAAACCATTATATGGATATGAAATTGAATCAATTGATTTAACTACTATTGGTGCAACTCCTGTAGTAGGAAGTATCATTGCTCAAATAAATTCTTCTGTTGGCGCTGACAATTATGATGATGCGACAAAAAGAAGTTTTACCGGAATTACATTACCTGCAACTATACCTAAAGCATTTCCTTGGACAGATGGCATAGACGCTAATAGAGAAATAGGCTTGTCTTCTAATAAATTAAATATTTATAGTTATGTTAAAATAACAACTGATAACACTTCTACATCTAATACTTACGATTATTATTATATACCAACAGAAGCAAATAATACTACTGATGTTGCTGAAGATTCTGCAAATTTTATTTATTATCATCAATTATACCCAAGATATCATATTGTTGATTCTATTGTTAATAATATGACTCATTCAAATGCTTATCAATATGAGGCAAATAGTACAACTGGTGCTATTGATACTACAAAATTAGGAAAAAAATATCTTTTAAATGTTGGAGAGTCTACTACGAGTGATATTCCAACAACATTTGACGGTACTAATGCAATAACATTTGAATATGGCGATTATTATAAAGTAGGTAGAACTGTATGGATGGTTTCAAGAAGTGCTGATGAACATAATAAATATTTAAAAGACCATCAAACTAAAGTAAGAAGTATTAGATTAAATGCTATAAAAACAAAAGACTCATTACAAACTAAACCGGGACAAATATGGGTTAAAATGAATAAAAATGATCCTAGAAATTCTAAATATTTTTATAATGAAATAACTCCAATTAAATGGACTGATACAGGTTCAACTGTTAGACCTACAGTTGGAAGAGATTTATCAAATGTTTTACCAGAAAATGGGCCTGCAGAAATACGAAGATATATTAATGCTGGAGCATTCAGTTCAACTGATTATAATAATAATTCAACAGAATTAACTGAAAATTTTAAATTTAATTATGATGATTATATATTAAATAGTACTGGCGGTAACTATTGGGTAATTAATTATGACGAATCTAGAAAATTAGCAGGAGATACTGTAAGTACTGATGTAGCAAATTTCTTTAAAGATAATACTATTATTAATGATGGTTCTGTTGATACTTCATATATATTAAATTCTAAAACAGACTTTAATACTCAAAATATATTAATGGATAGTAAATTAGTTAAACAATATGGTGATACATATGTATTATTCGATAATACTGATATTCCTAATAATATAAAATATGGTGATTATTACGACGAAAATTTAAGTACATTATTCGGATATAAATGGATACTAACAAATCAAACTAAAAAATTAGATTATGGAAGAGAATTATATGATTGCGATTTAACACAAATGTTAAGAGATCAAATTGCAGATATAGCATCTCTACCTACAGACATTGATATTACTACACCTTTAAGAACTAGTTTAGTATTTACTCAAAGTGATTTAGATAATTTAAATATAAAATCATTAGATTACATATATGTTGCTAATAACGGTACTGAAGATATATATTATAAAGCAACAGAAAACAGTGGTGTATTTGATGGTAATAAATGGAAATTAATAGCAAAAGGAGATACACCAAATTTTGGAAGAGAATTATATCATCAAAATTTAAGTGATTTATTGACAGGTCCAACTGATGATATTGTTACATTAACTTCGACACAATATAATAATAACAATTTATCTAAATTAAATTTACAAACATCTGATTATATACTTGGTGCTGATAATAGTACAGCTTATAGACCCATGCCAATATATATATGGTTGGCAGTAAGAAGTACTGAAAATCAACATGTTTATGATAAGCACCATCAAATAACTATTAATGATACTAAAAATGAAGCATTAAATATAAAACAAAGTTCTGATGTTCCTGGTCAAATATGGAAAAAAATGAACAAAGATGATTCGAAAAATAGTGGATTATATTATCCTATTATTACACCATTACATTGGGAGACAACTAATAATGGTGCCACTAGACCTGTAACTGGTAGAGATTTATCAGAAATATTAACAACAAGTCAATTGGCAGAATTAGTTGCTTATGTACATACTGGAACTTATAATTTAGATACATTTAATGCCAATACAGAAATTAAAGACTTTGAATTTTATTATGATGATTATGTATTAAATACGTCATTAGCAACAAATAAATATTATACAATTGATTATGAAGAATCTAGAAAATTAAGTGATGCTCGTTTAAATAATCATACTTCTAAAACTAGTGACGAACTCAAGAATTTTTTACTTGATAATAATTTTGAAGGATATAAAGAAAATTATAATTATCCATTTGATAAATACTATGCAAATATTATTAATTCTACAAGAGATAGTAAGACTAATAGAATAATTGTTTATGGTGATGAATATGTTTTACTAGATCATAGAGATGTTCCAAATAGAGTAATGGATAGTAATTCTTTGCCTGTTGTAAAAGACAATAATATTAAATATGGCGATTTCTATTTGTCAGGTAATGATATATGGTTGGCAGTAAGAAGTAATGATGTTCAATATGCATTTAATAATACTGTTGATACAGATATAAAAGAAATAAGAAATACTGCTAAGGATGTAAGAAGAACATCTGATAAAGATTCTGAAGGCCAAATATGGATTAAAATGCTTGAAAATGATAAAAGAATAAATAAATTCCATTTTAAAGATATGCTCGATGATGCAAATAGAAAGGTAACAATAACTGCTGATAATGATCTAGACAAATTTTTAAGAAATAATATACCAATAAAAGATGGTCAATCTCTTCAAAAATCATATATTGTAGACTCTGTAATTGATGGCAAAACTAATAGAATAAAAAAATATGGTAATGAATATGTTATTTTTGATAAAACTTTAGTTCCAAATCAAGCAAATTTAGAATTTGGACAATATTATTTGCCTGATGATTTTACATTTGGTACTAAATGGTCTTTAATAGGAACTGAAAAACCCACTAGCGGTAGATTATTAGTATTAGATGATATTACACATAATGGCACCAATCCATTAAATGGCACAAACAATACTGTTACTATTGATACTACAGCAACTCATGAAACAATAAATGGTATTGCAATTACTATTCAAAATCGTTTAGATGAATTAGAATTAACTCCAGATGATTATATTGCTGGAGCAAATAGTACATTTTATAAAGCAATTCCACCATATAGATGGTTAGTTAGTAGAAGTGACGATGAAGAATATCATTATAAAAAAGTAAGAGATATTAAATTAAAAGATGTATTACATGAAGCTCAACAAATAAGACAAAGTAGTACAAAAATTGGACAAATATGGGTTCTTATGGACTCCACCGACGAAAGAATTTCTTTAACTAAATTTCCAAATAGAAGAAAGTTAACAAAAAGTATAACCAATATTACTACTTTTGAAAACTTATTAGATACTTTTGAAACTAATGTTAGTGTTTCCGGTTTTCAAGAAGAATTTAAAGTTGATGATAGAGAATATACCAAAAATACTTATTCTGTTGTTGATTCTGTTATTGATAAAAATACTTATGAAATAATATATACCGATAATGTAACAAATAGAACAGGTTTAGGTAATACTTTAGTATTACTTGATACCAGAGATATACCTTCTTTACATGCAGATGATATTGATGAAGATGGCAGTACTTTGAGATATGGCGATTATTATGAAAAATCAAATGGTCAATTTGTTGTTTCTATGAGAAGTCATGATGTACAACACGCTAAAGATGATGCTGATACTGCTATATTAGATGCCGAAAGAGCAGCACATAAATTAAATGAACAATCTGCTCTACAAAATGATTATCAATTCAGTGTTATAGATGATAGAATTGGTAGATTATGGCAAGAAGTAACTGATCTTCCAATACTTCCTTCTAATAGAAAATTAATAGAACATAATTCAACCGAAATATTATTAGATGGTGGAACAATTGAATTATCAAGAAATGAATTGAATACATTATTATCAGATTTTACTTTCACTAAAATATTAAGCACCAAATATATTCAACATCGAACAACAAATGGTATTTTCTATGTTACATCTGATAATGGAACTACATGGCAACAAGTTTCTACTCAACCTATAGTAGGTACCCAAGTTTATCACGACGCAACTTCTGCTTTATTAGAAGCTAATGATCTTGATTTAACACCTACTCAACTTAATGCATTAACTACTGCTATAGATAGTGATTTTGTTGTAGATGGTAGCGATAATCATAATGATTGGCATGAACATAATAAAAGAAATAGATATTATACAACTCAATATTTAACTGATGGAACTGATTATTTCATTTCAAATGATTTTGGATATAATTGGGTTGAAGTAACATTGGGAGATATTACAAATACTGGTACTGGAAATACAAATATGGGTTATGAAATTGTTCATCCACCTACATTAACTATATTAACTGGTGGTAGATTATTATTAACAAGTAGCGAATTAGATGCTTTATTAAATATGAGCAAATATGCGGATAATGCAAATAGTATTGGCGAAAGCGATCATGCTATTATACAATCTGATGGAGCGAGTTTAGCAGGAGAATATGTCTCTCATAGATTATTAACAAGATATCATTATATTAAATCTGGTTCTAAATTATATATACCTGGAAAATTCATAAATGAAGATTATAAAAATTATATTAGTTTCCCAGGTAAAGGTAAACTTGGTAGATATTGGAAATTAAGAGAAATTACTGATTTTACTACTGGTTTTACTAAAATAACTGGTACTACTGTTGTTAATGGCGTAGATGCTGACGCCAAATTAGCAAATTTCACTAAATTTATTAACATATTAGAAGGAAATGATGGTTCGTATGATTCTAATGGAAATTTAGTTACACCAGACCCTGAAAGAGATAGTAATTTAGAACCTAGATTAGTTTTAACACAAGCAGAAAGAGATGATATATTTGGTTCCGGAACAACAATTATTGGAACTACTGAAACAGGAACTCATTATGTCCAACATAGAGTAAATACTGTTTCTAATATCCCAGATGTACACTATATATCTCAAGATAATGGTATAACTTGGCAAAAATTAACTCAAGTTTCTGATGTATCTGTTGTTATGTCAAATACTACTAAAATATTTAACGGTATTAATGAAACTTTGGGTAAAAAAATAAAAGATAAATCAGTTGCAAATTCAACTGATGGTATATTGAATTTAGATTTTGAAGATTTTGTTAACTATGAAGTTGAATCTAATGTTAGAGAAAATTCCTATATTGTTGAAGGTATATATGTATATGTACCTGGACAATATGTAAATGAAGAATATGTATATTATCCATCTGCGCACGAATATCCAAGCAAAAATGATTTAGGTAGAATATGGATGAATATTGGTACAACAGATCCTGCAACTATTGATGCTAATGCTTCTGCTATTAATCCTTCGAATTCTGGTTTAGAAACATTATTATCTTCATTTACATCTGCAAATAATAATATTACAACAGTAACAATAGGAGCAACAGCTTATGAAATATTTTCTATATCATATCAAGAATATACAAATAATAATGTGAATAATATATCTGAACTAAATTTTGTATTAACTGGTGGAAATTATTATATACCTGGTAGATATATAAATGAATATAATGATTATTATCCGTTAGCACCTTCGTCGTAAATTAATGATTTGATTTTTTAACATTAATTTTTGGATTATTTTTTTTCTTTGTAAAAACACCAGCATCATATTTTTCATCATCTTCATCATCATTTACGCCGTATCCCTGTACATTTCGTTGATCTTCTAAACTTTGCATATTCCACATTTCAGTACTACACATTTTAAAATGTACTTCTTTCGCTCTATACCAAAAAACTTGGTCTTCTAGTTTATTACTTTGAGTTTTACAATCTATAACAAGACATTCATAATTTTCTGTACATTGATTCATTACTTGATTAAAAACTTCAAAATTTGCAAACATACCTGCATAATTATCATAAATTTTTTGTCTTTCTTTTACAATATTATTTCTAAATATAAAAACATAATCTAAATTATTTCTTAAAACAGGTGGAAGACCCATTGCGTGTTGCATTGTAATTAAAAAGAAAATTTTATAATGTCTTCCATTCATAAATATAGATCTTATTGATTTATCATTTATCCATTTTTTATCATATAAACAATCGTCCAATATCAAAAATGCTCTATTATCTATACTACTTTTGCCATATTTTGCACATTCTGCTTTTTTTTCTCTAGATATATTTTGCTGTCTGTCTAAAAATGTTTTTATTATTCTTTCATCCGGTTCATCATATAATAACATTTTTGGTATAAATTTTTCAAAATATCCATTTGCTTTTTCTGTCGGACTGATTACAATACCTATAGGAACGCTTCTATGAAAACTCAAAATATCTTTCATACAATATGATTTTCCGGTATTTCTTTTACCAATAAAAACAACAACAGAGTCGCCGGATATTTTACTAGGATCAAATTTTTTTAATTCTAATTTCATTCTATTAATTATTGTTAATATATAAAAATAAATCTTTCTTACTCATCAAATGGTATAAAACCAATATTTATATTTTCAGGAATTTTTCTCAGTAATTCATTATTAAATTCAAAATTATCTTTCTCAATTTTATCAAAATTTATTTTTTTTATATTTTTACTTTCAAAAATAAAAAAAAATATAATAGTTAGTAACACATATGATAATATAAAATAAATTATATTATTAATATTTATTAAATTATACTTTATTTCATTTTTTTTTGAATTATTATATTCATTTACTTGAAAAAATATAAACACTATTATTGTAATTAATAAAGAATAATAATAATACATATTTTCTATATAAATATATCATTTAACAATTTAGCATATTATCGCACTATTTACCATATTACCTTTTTAATATTACTATTATCATTGTCACTATTTTCTTCAGAAGATGAAGAATCAATTATAAATTTATTTATTTTTTTATTTTTTTTATCTTTTTTATTAAGTATTTTTTCTCGTATCTTCGTATTTCTATTTATATCATTCAATAATTCGCTTTTGTTATAACTATCATCTTTTTCAGATTCTTTTCCAGAAGATATATTTTTTTTTTCTAGTTCATGAACTTGTTCAAATTCTTCTTCAGATTCTTGTTCAGATTCTTTTTCGGATTCTTTTTCAGATTCTTTTTCTGAAATTTCTTCAGTTTCTTGTTCTGAAATTTCTTCAGATTCTTGTTCAGATTCTTGTTCAGATACTTGTTCGGATGCTTGTTCAGATGCTTGTTCAGATGCTTGTTCAGATGCTTGTTCAGATGCTTGTTCAGATTTATTGTCAGATTCATGTTCGGATTCGTGTTCAGATTCTTGTTCTATTTCATTATCCAAGTCTTGTTCTTCAATCTCTGTATAAATAGTTTTTTCTTCTTCATTATTTTTTTTTTCAATTTCTTTTTTTTCCTTATCTAAATGCGAATTATCATTTGATATTAAATTTTTATTGTGATATGTTGTAAAATCTTCTTTATTTTTATAAATACTATTTTTTGCAAAATTAATAAAAGAATTTAAAAAATTATTATTAATAGTCTTATTTTCATTTAATTTAATATTTTCTTTTAAATAATCATTGGTCAATTTATAATCTTTAATATTTTTAACAATATTATTTGTATTTGTTAAATTATTAATTATTTTATCAATTGGTACACATTCTCTAAGAGTATTTGTGATTAATTTTTTAATATTTTTTTCAATAATATTGTAATTATTTTGTATTTCTATTTGTCTTAAATTATTTTTAAAAAATAAAAATGGATTTTTCCAAGCCCATATAGAAACATTAATATAACATTTATGAATAAATGTTTCTAAATTTGGATATTCATATTCATTTTCTATATTTAAAATATCTATATTTAATTCTATTAATCTTAATTTAATATAAGTTTGAATTGTAAAATTATAAATTTTATCTAAATTTTTATATTTACTATGTTTAATTAAATATTCGCATTCTTCACAAATAGTTTCGGGATTCCATTTTTTTATTATATTTAAATTATTTTGAAAACCCTTCATTCCTAAATTATTTTTTGTTGCATCATCATAATAATTATTTATCTTTTGTGCTATAGAAACAGATATGGATTCTTGAATATATTTTGTATATTCTTTTTTAGTATCAAGTAATACTTGCATAATTACTTTAAATAGTTATAAATTTCTTATATAAATTTTAATTAATTGGATTAATTTGAATACTTAATTCGTTTGATTTTAGAGATTCCATAATAGAACTATCTAATCTATTTTCATATGCATTATCTTGTATATTTTCTTTTGTAATTGAGTCTCTAAAGAAATTATTAGGTTCTCTTTCTTGATATATTTTACTAATATGTCCATAATTATTATTATGTAACGGATCCTTATCTACAGACATGTTAACATCTTTTGCATCTATATTAATATTCATGTTTCCTGGATTTGGTGTATGACCTGCTGCAATTAATATTTTTTCTCTTGTATCATCTTGTGGTGCTTCATAATACGCATCTCTTTTAACTTGTCTATGATCATGTATAGATGATAAATTACCACTTCTTTGTGCTTGAACAGTAAATTCTTTATTAGTATTATTTAATTTAATATCTTTATTGAAATACCCTCCAACTAATCTATTTAATAATCCTCCGATAAATCCATATTCTGTTTTAGATTTAATTGTTGTTTCTTTAACAGTTGTTTTAGCTACTTCATCTGGATTATAAACATAAGTTCTGTATATAGTTGGACCAATATTTCTAATATTATCTGTAACATGTGTAGTTTCTTTAACAGTTGTTTTCATAATATCATCATAATTTTTGTATGTTTCTTCAACAGTGCCTTTTAAATTCATCATTTGTGAATCATGAATTATAGTTTCTTTAACTGTTGTTTTAGCATCATCATTTAATGCCGAATAAGTTCCGTCATTTCCTTTTAGATTAGTATTTTGCGAATCGTGAATAGTCGTTTCTTTTACAGTTGTTTTAGCATCATCATCTAATGTTGAATAAATGCCATCATTTCCTTTTAGATTAGTATTTTGTGAATCGTGTATAGTTGTTTCTTTCACAGTTGTTTTTGTTATGTGATTTACAGGATCATATATGGTTGCTTTATTAACTTCTGAAGATACATTACCTCCTGTTTCTCTAGCAGAATCTATTGTATATTGTTTTTTAGATAATTTAACACCATCTAATATTGGTGCAACAAGTGCTTTAATTATTGATGTTGGATTATTCATGACAGTTTTACATTCTGTAGTTTTTCTTTCATTATCATAAATTGTATATGATTTTTTATTATAATTATCTTCTTCGGAAATGCCCCCTTTTGTTAATTTAACATTACCCGAATAATCAATATGAGAATCTTGTTTATTAGTTACTTTTAGGTTTTCAATAGGTCTATGTGTATCTTTTAATATTGATCCAGTTGTTTTGAAAAAATTATCTGCAGTTTGTTCATAAACTCTTTCTGGTTTATTTTTAGAAGGAGGATTTACAATACCTCGTTGTCCTATATCAATTTTTGGAGCTTGATAATCAACAGCAAATGTTCTTTGTTTTTGGTTACTATCAAAACGAAGTTCATCTATATTCCTTGGTTTAGCAAATATATTTGTATTATAATCATGAAATCCACCAATACCTTTATCATCAAATCCGTCATCTAATCCAGGACCTACTCGTATTTGATCAATTGGAAATACATTATTATTTAAATTGAGTACAGATTCATTTTTTCTATTTTTTAAAACTTCGTATTGAAATGATGAACCATTTGTATCATTAACATTTACATCAGGAGAAAAGAAATTATCTCTAGTAACTTCTCTTTTATTATTATATAATTTATTAACAGATGGATCATTATCTATAATATAATTTTCAATTTTTGTGTTTTGTGTTTTTTTTATAAAAAATGGGTCCATATTATTATGTTTTAGTTTATTATCGTCGAATTTATCACCAGTTAATGAATAAAAACTTTCATTTATAGTTGTGAATGAATCTGAATTTGATTCTGTTAAGTTAGAAAAAAAATTTTTGTTATTATTTTTAACTTTTTCCCAATTAGATAATTCATAATTTGACATATCTGATTCTTTAATTTCCATTATACTCTAAACATTTTATATATAAAAATCTTAAGTAATAGAATATATATAAGAATATTAAAATTAACTAAAATAAGTAATGATTCTATTTTATAGCATTCAATGTAAACATTGTAATATTTTATTAGATGCTATTTCAAAACATGATAAAAATAATGCTGTTAAAACAATATCAGTTGAAACAATGATTAATAATAATTATGAAATTGATAAAATGATACATTCTGTACCAGCATTGGTAATTCCAAAAGAAAATAAAATAAATAATGAAGACATATTATATGGGAAACAAGTATTTGATTATTTACTGTTACCTAATAGAGGTGCTTTATTTAATCAGGATAATAATACAAGATTAAATAAAGAGACAAAAGATTCACAAGAAAATACAGTATTTACAGAAATATCTGAAAGTGAAAATGAACCTTCTGCATTTACATTAGGGAGTAGTATGTCAGATAAATTTTCATCATTAGATGATAATAGTGATAATTTACTTAAAGATAAAAATTATTCATGGGATTTATTAACTAATTCGGACAATAATATTGAAAATATAGAGTTTGATATTGCTTCTACCACTTTAAATCCAGTATCATCAGTTAATGATAAAGGTGATAAACAATTACCAAGTTTAGAAGAATTATTGAATAAACGAATGCAAGATATAATTTAAATTATATAAAGAATTCGAAGAAACTCTTATATAGATAAAACATAATAGGGATGACTAAATTATATATATTAAATCAGTATTACATTGATTTAATTAAAAAATTAAAAACTATAACAAAAAAACACAAAGATAAAAGCGAAACAGCAAAAAGAGTTTTTAATGTTATTAAAAATAATTATTTAACTCTTGATAAAAATAGCGATGAATATATTACTTTTATTAAAAAACACTTAACAGAAGAATTATATATTTCCTATAAAAAACTTATTTTTAATACAGAAAAAAAAAACGAAGAAAATACCGAAGAAAATACTAAAGTAAATGATGATATATCTTCTTGGTTAACATTAAATCAAGATGTTCAAATTTTAGATAATATCTCTATCAAAGATATTCTTAAAATATTTAGAAATGAATATTTATGTCATCATTATTTAAGTGTATTTTTCATTTATACACAAGAAATAACAGATGAAGAATCTGAAAAAATTTTAGCAATTTTACAAAAAGACAATTTTACTGATGATGATATTAATGAATTAGTTGACGAAAATGATTTTTATAAAAAAATACTCCTAAATTTAATTGAAATTAAAAATATTAAAATAAAGAAAAATGTTGATATGAAAATGGGAGGTATGGAAAATACAACACTAGGTAAACTTGCAAAGGAAATATTAGAAGATGTTGATGTTAATAAATTACAAAAATCAATGGATCAAAATGGAGATGTACTAAAAAGTTTAGGAGATCCCGATAGTGGTTTTGGTGATATCATATCAAATGTTAGTCAAAAAATGGCGGCTAAATTATCAAGTGGTGAATTAAATCAAGAAAATTTAATGCAAGATGCAATGAAATTTGCATCAATGATGCCTGGAATGTTTGGAAATCAAAATAATATGGGTAAAAATAATAATATGGGTAATAATAATATGGCAAATATGGGTAATATGATGAGTATGTTTAGTGAAATGATGGCGAATAATAATGGAGATGGAGATATGCCTGATTTAAATGCAATAAAAAGTATGGCAAAAAATAAAGGCGGTGGTAGATCTGCTGTGAATGAAGGTGCTTATAAAAAATTAGCAGCACAAAAAAAATTACGCAAAAAATTAGCTGAAAAAAATAAAAATTAATTAATGTTCATATTATAGAGAAAAATAAAAATTAAATAATATGTTTTGGACATCAGATATTAATAATTTATTTAAACCAATATTAATTCCTAAAGATTATATGAGTGATGAGGAAAAATTAAATACAATTGTTAGATTTATAATATTTATTAGTATATTATTCGCCCTAATATCATTAAATAAAAAATTTTTAGTAAAATCAATATTATTTATAATTATTATATTAATAATATCATATTTAATTTATAATAATATTGATAAAATAAATAAAATTAAAGAACAATTCTTAAATTCAAATAAATTAACTTTAATTAATAATGAATTGTGTAATTTACCAACAAATGAAAATCCTTTTATGAATAATAACATATATGATATTAATACTATTAAAAATAATTATAATGCTTGTCAATACAGTAATAAAAATATTAAAAATAAAATAAATAAAATAACAAATAATACTATATCATATGACGATAATGATATATATGGTATTAATCCATTACATTTAGTTTTTTATACTGTACCAAATAGTAAATCGAATAATGATCAAAAATTATTTGCTGAATGGTTATATAAGGATTTTCATACTTGTAAAGAGAATGGTGGTAATGAATGTTTTAATAATATACATTCGGATATAAGAATAAAATAATTATATAAATATAAAAAATTTATATTAAGTAGACAAATGACAAAATTTTCACAATCTATAACTTTTTCTAAAGATAATTTTAATTCTATTGACACTATTAACAAAATAAATTATAATCATAGTGTTTTAGCAGGAGACAAATTATGGTCTACAACTTATAAAAATATAATTGATGACAAATCTATAAATGAAACTTTTAACAAATTACATAAGGATGGTAATAATGTTTATGAAAAAATTGGTAATTGTCAAAATAAAAATTCTTGGTTAGTTAAGGAATTTTTAAATACTGTTCTTGAAAAAGAATATAATACACCATATGATAATAATAATTTTACAAATACTATTATTGATGCTATTAATAATATACATGAAGGTTCCGTTGAAAATAAATTAATAAAATAAAAAAATGATTTTAAATTATAATTATTTTATTATTAATAATGTCTACTGGTAATATTCCTACTTCATTTTTATGTCCTATTACCCATAACATTATGACAAATCCATATATTGATAATGAAGGTAATTCATATGAATATGATGCAATTTGTAAATGGTTAGAAAGAAATACCACTTCTCCTATTACAAGAAATATATTACTAAAATCACATCTAAAACCAAATAGAGCTTTACTTGATATTATTAATTCATCAAATTTAGTTATCCAATCCAATACACAAGATATTAGTATTCAAAATAATTTTGAACCTGAAGATATTACTATTAATTTAAATTTATCTAAATATTGTAATAATATTGATACTTATTTTAAATTAGATATTATCCCTCTACAAGGAAATAATACAGCACCACTTGACATCGTAACTGTAATTGATATATCTGGTTCTATGTCAAGTCCTGCATATATTATGCAAAATGGAGTAAATACAGATGTTGGATTTACAATTTTAGATATTACTAAACATTCTTTAAAAATGATTTTAGAATCTTTAACAGCAGTTGATAGAATTTCTATTATTACATTCTCAAATGATGCAAAAGTTTTATGTAATCTTACTAATGTTACATCGTCTAATAGAACATATTTAAAAAACATTATTAATGATTTAAAAGTTGAAGGCGCGACAAATATTTGGGCAGGTATTAATGAAGGTTTAAAACAATTTGAAACATTTAACGATACCCTTAATAATAGAATCTCGGCAGTTATGTTTTTAACCGATGGAATTCCTAGTTCTCATTTATTACCACCAAGAGGTATTATTAATACTCTAGAAAGAAAAATTGCTATGTATAAAGATAAAAATATAGCAATACCTAATATCTATACATATGGGTTTGGTTATTCTCTTGATACAGAATTGCTAGTAAATATTGCTAAAATTGGAAATGGCAATTTCTCATTTATTCCCGATTCAGGTTTTGTAGGAACTGTATTAATTAATTCTCTTGCTTATATTAAAACAACTATTGATAATGATGTTTATATAAATTTTGAAAATACTTGTAATAATTTTATTCAAAATGCCGAATCTAATAGTTTTAATTTAAATAATAATAAAGAATTTTCTATCAAATCTATTCATTATGGTCATGATTTGTCATATATTTTTAAAATTAATAATAACAAATTAAATTTATGTAATAATATTTTATCTTTTCGAATTATTTATAAAACACTATATAATACTAAAAGAGAGTTAATTACTGGATTTAATTATACTGATTGTGGTTTAATTTCTAAAAATGATTTTGATTATATTATTTCTAGAGATGATTTAATTAAATCTTTAAATACAGATGATTATAATTTATTAGTTGAAAACATTGATAATTATAAAAAAAAATATATTAATATGGATAATAATATCATTAAGGATTTTAAAGAACAAATTATTCAAGCTATTGAAAATACTAATTATAATAGATGGGGTAAAAATTACATCAATTCATTTAGAGAAACTCATAAAGATAAAAGATGTAATAATTTTAAAGACGCGAGTATTCAATCATATGGTGGTGAATTATTTAATAAAATTATTGATAATTTAAATGATATTTATGATAATTTACCTGCACCATTGCCATCAAATAATCTAAATAATAATATTGATAATAATACAACAAGAAGTACTGCAATTAACTTTTCACAATCATTTAATTCACAAAATAATGGTTGTTTTCATGGTAATACAAATGTCATAATGGCAGACTATAATATTAAGAAAATTAAAGATATCAAAAAAGGGGATGAATTACTTGATAAAGATAATAAAGTAAGTACCGTTGTATGTCTTATTAAAATGAAATGTACAAATAATAAGTGTTTCTTTAGCGAAATTAAAGGTATTAAAGAAAATTTCTTTATTACACCATATCATCCGGTAATTGATATTAATTATCCTTCAATTATTCGTAATAAAAATTATAATTGGATATTTCCTTATACAATTTCCATAAATTCAACTCTTATAAATTGTGATTATATCTATAATCTTGTATTAAATACAAATCATAATATTATTGCTGAAAATACTGTTTGTGTTACACTTGGACATAATTTTAATTCAAATTTTGTAATTTCACATGATTATTTCGGTACAAATAAGGTTATTGATGATTTATCTAGAATAAATGGATATGAAAATGGTTTAGTATATTTAGAAGGCAATTATGTAGAAAGGAGTAGTAATATGGGGCATATTATTAAGTATAAACAATAATTAATTATTTACTATTTTTAATTTTTAATTTTTTTTTTGATTATTCTTTAATAGATAAAGATAATAATTATGAGTGTAAAAGAAGCTTATAAATATAATATGGACACAAATATAGCTTCTGATACTTGTTGGAAAAACTCTAGAGAAAATAATAACCAAGAAATATACGATTATTCTATTTATAATGAATATGCTGTTTTTAATTCAAAAGATGATAAAACTATCTGTTCTTTACCAAAATTAGCATTAGAACATCCAAATTTAAGAGGAAGATGTGGTTATGGTTTAGTTGATAATAATTTAGTTGATAATTATTCCGCTTTAAGAAATGATCCAAAATCATTAACACACGATAAATGTGGAATACAATTATATGAAAGAGTATTTCAAGCACCTCCTTTATTAAAAGGTGCTGAAGGAGATTTAGAAAAAGAATTAGACTTATTAAGCGGTAATGATACAAATCAAAACAAATGTAAAAAAAATATAATGGAACACGAATTGAGAATTGGATATCCACTAATAGATTGTTTAAAAGATTTACAAAATCCCGATAATATAGTTCCGTCATGGGAAAATGGAGGAGCGGATACTAGATCGTATAAAAATAGAGCAGAGTTTAATAAAATATTTAATAATAAATAAAATATTTTTTTATTTTATAAAATTAGAGATATGAGTTTTAATAGAACTAAATATGATACTTGTAATTATAAGCAAGATTTACAAGAAAATGTAAATACATTAAGTTATGTATTAGCACCAATTAGATTTGAAAATGAAAATAAATGTAGACATCAATTAGGATTTATTGGAGGTACTAATGTATCGCATATTCAAGGTAATATCGTAGATTTAGAAAGTGAATTAAGAGGTCAAACAAGATTAATATCTAAATGCGGTACTAATTATTATATACCAACAGATGATAATATTGTCAAAAATGATAAAACCGAACCAATTGATACAACTATGAAACATTTAGGTTCATGTCAATCAATTATGTATAAATCAATTCCTTTACCTCCAAAAATGGAATTTAATAAATAAGTTTTCTATTTTTTTTATATTATTTTATTAGAGACTAATTAATATGAGTGTTAAAGTTCAATCAAGCGATACACGCTTAAATTATGATGAATGTTCTTATGAAGAAAAATTAAAAAGAACAGTAGGACCCGGTTTATATAAATTAAATGAACCTAATAATGATTTTAATAATAATGGTGAATATTTACCAAATGACCCTTCTATTAGATTTCAAAATTATGGCCATGATTTATGTTCAATGAATTCTGCAATTGATGATTCAAGTGAATTACTTGGATTAAATTATAAAAAATCTAATTGTAATACTAAAAATTATTTGCCAAATTCCTACAAAAAAACTAGTGGGTGTGATATAAATAAAATGTCTGATAGAAGTTTTTTTTCACCACAAGAATCAACTAGATTATCAAATCCTACCATATCCCTAAAAGAAACAACTGTTAATAGATGGCAATGGTTGCATAATAATCCTCAAGATTTTGCATTAGAATGTTTTGATAGAGTTCCTACAAATTATAGAATGGCGGCTAAAGATAATCATGTACCCCTTATTGAAGTTCCAAGAGAAGATAATGATGTTCGTCCAAATGAAGATAATAATAAAATTAATCCATCAGACAATATTAATAACTGGGCAAAAGGTTTAGCGACTCATAGATATGCTCCTGGAAATCCAGATGGCGTAATGAACTTTCAAGTAATGTGTGATAAACAAAAGTAATTAAAAATAAATATTATATTAAATATAATGAATTTTTATAAAAATATTAATAATATAAATACTTTTATTTATTTACCAGAAGAAAAAGAGCATTTATATAATTTAACAAAAAATGAAGATTTATTATTTTTAAAAGTAAATTCTAAAAGTTATTATAAATCTTTGTTAAAATCTTTTTATTCTGGAATTATTATAAAAATATTAGATTGGGATAATGATTTATTAAAAAAAGAATATTTTATTTCTATTAAATTAAAAAAAATTATTAATTTTATTGATTATATATCCTATTTTGAATTTGAAGATAATTTTGTCGATTATATAAATAATATTAATAAACATAATATTTCAAATAATACTGATATTTATATTGATAAATATACCGATGAAAAGTCAGTTATTATAATGCATAATTATAGTCTAAATAATATTTATTATATTGATAAAAAAAATATTATTAATATATATATACAAATTATATTAGCATTATACAGTGCTTATATTAATCATAGTATATATTTTTTAAATTTAAACAGTGATTTTTTATATATTGTAAAAAATAGGTCAGCAAAAAGATATAGATATTTTATTAAAACAAAAAAAATATACTTAAATGAATGTAATTATAAAATATTAATTAGCGATTTATCAAATTATAATGAGAATGAACATGTTAACATACATGATATAATTTATAATAATATTATAAATTTAAATTTATTTAATATAAAAATAGAATTTACTAGAAAGGATTATAATAACATTAAAAAAAAGTACATATCTTAATTTATTTTTATTTTTTAAAATATTTTTTATTTTTTTAAATTTTTCTAAGATATGTACTTTTTTATTTATTGATATTTCAATATCTCCCTCTCTTTTATTTTCATATTTATAATTTGTTATATTAAACATTCTTATAAATTCTAATACTGTCATACCATCACCTGTACCAATATTTTTTATTTTATTATTACAATTATTAATATATTTTATATGTTTTTTAACTAATATATCTATATGTATATAATCTCTTATACAAGTACCATCCCTAGTATTATAATTATTACCATATATTATAAATGGTTTTTCTTTATTTAATATATGTTTTTGAACTTGAAAATAAATATTTGCATTTTTTTCTATAAAAGGACGAATATCTTTATTTATTGTAAATCCATATGGATTAAAATACCTTAATATTGTATAATTTATATCACTTATTTTACATAAATCTTTAATAATTTCTTCACATATTAATTTTGTTTTAGCATACGGATTTGATAAATTATGTAATTCTACTAAATTATTATTGTTTAATATTGATGCAGATGATGAAAAAATTATGTTTTTTATCTTATATTTTGACATTACTTTTAAAATGTTTATTAATATTGTAATATTATTTTCATAATACATTAAAGGATATGATTGAGATTCAGATATATTTTTATAACTCGCTAAATGTATTATAGTTTTTATATTTTTAGTAAAAACATAATTATCTAGTTTATTATAATTTGTTATATCAAATTGATTTATATCTAAACCATATACAGTGTATTTATTTGATAATAAATAATCATATATATGAGAACCTATATAACCCTTATAACCTGTTACTAAAATAGACATGTTAATTGTAAAATATATATAAATATTATTTATATATTATATATCGAATGTCAAAGTTATTTATTTTCTTATTATTTATATCTAGTATCAATTCATTTATGATTTATGCAAGAAATAATTTTCAATTATCCCGATTAATTGAAAAAAAACATTGGAATAATATTTTTGAAAAATTAAACGATAATATCTATTATACTAAATGTCATAAATGGAAATTTTATAACAATAAATTACTATTACAAAGAAAATATTCAAGTATTGATTCATATATTTATAAAAATAATGTTATCAATATTTCAAATACAATTTATAGTATTTATAATAATACTAAAGTTTTTTTGATTGATGATAATGTAAAAATGTATGTTAATAAATATATTGAAAATAATATTGATATATGTATCTATCACCCATATAATCAAAAATGTATGTTTAATATAAATATAATTTATAATAATATTACAAATGAACTAGATAATATTATTTATAAAACAAAAAGTATAGAAAATGCAAATTTTTATTGGGATGATAATTATAAAGTAAAAATTCTAAATAATCTAAAAAACATTGATAATATTTTTTTATTTGGTTCAAATATTAATTTGAAATATCCACTTAAATTAACAAACTACTTAAATAAGGAATATATATATAATAAAAAATTTCCTTGTTTATATGAAAGAACACTTTTAGGTGATAATTATTTAATTGAATTACCTCATAATATCAAATTAAAAATTCCAATTAATAATAAAATCAAACATTATAAATTAGAATGGTATTTTAAAAATGAATTTAAAAAAAATATTGTTGATTTATATTATTTTCAAAATAATAGTTTGAATTGTATTAATTATTTTATGTATAATTAATTATAGTAATAATGAAAAAAGGAGTAAGACCTACAAGTGCTCTCGTCGCCAAAAATAATAAAAAAAAAAAGGAGGAGAAGTAATATTACATCCTGCTGTAAAAGAATTAGTACAACCGGATAAAACCAGTCAACCTGTTCAACCTGTTCAACCTGTTCAACCTGTTCAACCTGTTAAATCTGTTAAACCTGTTCAACCTGTTCAACCTGTTAAACCTGTTCAAATCACTAAACATACTAAAACATCTAAACATGATCAACAAGTTGAACAAGATGCAAAATCTGCAAAAAAAATAGCTCAAGCAACAAGAATTGGATCATCTGGTTCTGTATTTTTACGAATAAATCTTCTAGAAGATCAACAAATTATGACATCGCCAGGTGCTTTATTATATATGAGAAGTGGTATTAAAAAAGGTGAAATTAAATTTGATAATGTTGGAAGTGGTATTTGGAGACTTTTAGGAGGAGAATCTTTATTTTATACTACTTATACTGGAATTGAAGGAGGTGGAACAATTGCGGTTGGTACTGATTTGCCAGGTGATATTATTGATATCTCAATTTCACCAAACGAAGAATGGTATATATCAAGAGGTTCATATTTATGTAGTACATTAAATATTTTAATTGAGGCAACAGTTAAAACACAAGGATTTTTTGGTTTAATTGGTTCCAGCGAAGGAGGGGTATTACCAACTATTAAAACAACAGATGGTAATCCAGGAAAATTTTGGCTTGGCGCTTATGGTAGTTTTGAAAAAATTGTTTTAAATAGTGGTAAGGAGATAATTGTCGATAACGGTTACTTTTTAGCTGCAGAAAAAAAAATGAACTATACGATAGTAAACCTGGGAAACACATTAACAAGTGCTTTTTTTGGTGGCGAAGGTTTTGGTATGAAATTTGTTGGACCAGGAACCTTATATATTCAATCTAAAAATATAAGTAATTTTGCGGTAACTTTAAGTAGTTATATGCCAAATAAAAGTGGTAGTGGTAATAATAATTCATTATTTAATTTTAGTTTAGGAGATAGTAATGATGAATAATATATTTAAAAATTATTTTTAAATATATTATTATGAAGTCGAAAAAAAAAATTTTAGTTACTATAATAAATAAAGAAGTGATTTATGAGAATAATTATAAATGTTTTGAAGTTTGTGAAAAATGTAGAAATAAATATTTAGGTAAATACGATAATAATGGAAACTGTATTACATGGAAAAAAATAAGTTATGGAAATTGTTATTGTCAGTAGTTTGTTGTGCCTTTAACATAATCACTTAATACACCACCACCCTTTTTAGTTACCTTTTTCTTAGTTTCTTTTTTAGCTACCTTTTTTTTTGTTTCTTTTTTTTTAGTTACTTTTTTAGTTACTTTTTTAGTTACTTTTTTAGTTACTTTTTTTTTATATCTTCCTCCTACTTTATCTTTAGCAAATTGTTCAAAATTTAAATTATCAAATTCATTAGGATTTAATCCATAACTTGTGGGGTTTCTAAACATTGCCAAACATTGTGAGGACATTTCATACGCCCCGCCTTTTAATTTCATTCTATTATAATATAAGAAAAGTAAAAAAGATTATAATACATTATCCTAAACATTCGGTTGATAATGTTGGTAATACCATAATTGTTGTTTTTTTTGTTCATCATTTGATACCATCTGGGGTGTTGTAGGAACAATTGGAACACTTACATTTTGAGTATTATAAGAAATACCTTGATGTTGATACATTACTGGATGAACTGTTTCACTGCCCATTTTAGTTCCATGTAAATAATATGGCATTACAGGAAACATTTGTGTTCCATTTTGTGTTACTTGTGTTGTATGACCATATGATGTAATATTATTAACAGCATCATAATAATGATTATCCATTGGTTTATTAACTTCATTTTCTTCATATACTGGTTTGATTAAATAAGAAGGCCATGTAGAATTTTTACTAAAAATAGGAGTCATTAGAAGAGAAGGTAGTTTAGGAGAACCTTTTTCAAGATTATCTAATACTGAAGATTGATGAGATTCATTTGTTGATTTTTTTGAAGAAGAAAACATATTATATTACACGTATATATAATTAAATTCTTATATTATTTTTTTTTATTTAATTTTTCTATTCTATTTTCTTTTCTTTTTGTTTTTAAGTTTTTCTTTTTGTTTTTTAAGTTTTTCTTTTTCTTTTTGTTTTTTAAGTTTTTCTTTTGCTTTTTCTTTTTTAAGTTTTATTTTCAATTCATCAATTAATTTATTATTTTTTTCAATTTTGCTTTTGTTTTTATTTTTATTTTTTCTTAATTTTTTATTTAATTTTTTAATTTTTTCTATTTTAACTAAATATATTACAAGTTTTGTAGAACCTCCCATTATGTCAAATCTTCTTTTCATTGCTCTATAATCTCTTTCCGTATTTTCCATTTGCTTTCTTTTTTTTGACTCTTGTTCTGCTAGTAAAATAGCTTCTTTAGAAGCTGTTTTATTTTGTTGAATTGTTTTTTTTCTTTTTTCAATAATTTTTTTCATCCTTTCATTTTCTATTACTTTTACTTTTTCTTGCATTATTTTGTATTTATTTTTAATATTTTTAACTGCATCATTTAAATCTTTTTTATCACTATTATTTTGAATATTTTCATTAAGATTAAGTATTTTATTTATTTTTTTTATTAAGATTTCTATATCTTTATCTTCTTTATCTTCTTTATCTTCTTTATCTTCTTTATCTTCTTTATCATCGCGATTTTTTGTATAGTTGTATTTTTTCCATAAATCACTATTTTCTTCTTTTAATTCTCTTAAAGTAATGTTTGTAGAATTCATAAATAATAATTATATTTTTATATCTATTTATTAAATAGATAATTAATTATATAAATGAAAATTGAGAAAGAACTTTTTAAAATGTATTTAAATAAGGAAAAAGTTTTAAAAAAAATTGAAATTCAAAATGCTATAATAAAAAAAACTGGAAAAAATACTAAAAAAGAAAAAAAGGAAAAAAAAATTAAAAAAGAATTAAAAAAAGAATTAAAAAATATAAAAAATAAATACAAGAAATTGCAAGAAAAATTTAAAAAATTAAATAAAAAAAATAAAAAATGATATAAAATTTAAAATCTATCATATAAATAGACACAATAATAGTTCCAAATATGCAAAATACTAATTCCACCACAACAGTTACTCTAGACAATATTATTTCAGAAACATATAATGACTACTCTAACAATATCAATGATGATAAAGACTATGCAAAATCTTTAGTAAATGTTCTTAAAAAATATAATTATTGGCCCGCTCTACAAGTTAAAAAATTTAAAGGAATTAAAAATCAAGTACTCCTACATAATACATATATTCGCGAAGATATTGATGATTTTAAAGAATTATATGAACAATGTAGAAGTATTATTCTAGATTTTGAAGCACCTAATAATAATAACAAGGTTGTTGTTTCTTATTCTAGTAGTATTCCTTTAAGAATTAATATTGAAGATTATCAAACAGAAATTAATACTAATGATAAATATTATGAAGCATATGATGGTACTACAATTACTTGTTACTATTATAATAATAAGTGGAATTATGGAACTACAAGTTGTCCAGATATTAATACATCATGGTATTCTCATCCAACAAAAACACATGGAAAAATGTTTGATGAAACATTGTGTGAAATTCTATGTTATGAAGATGAAAATACAGTTAGAAATTATTTTAGCGAATTTTTAGACAAAGAACAATCATATGTATTTACATTAATTCATTATGATAATGTCCATATCATCAATTATAAAATAATTCTAGGTGATAATTACAAAAAAATCATACATATAAATAGTAAAAAAATTAAAACATGTGAAGATGTAAATATTGATGATATGCCTTTATCAAAATATAATATTACTTATCCAAAACAATTTAATAATAGCGAAGAAGCATTTAATTATATGAATAATAAAGAAAATAATAGTTATGGATGCATTATTAAAAGAAACTCTAATGGATATACACATCTTGCAAAAATTTCACCACATGAAGTAAAATATAGAGAAGATACTGATCCATGTAATCCTAATCCGTGGTATAATATTCTTTCAACATATATGAAAAATCGCGTAGAATATCATATTAATGATTATATTAGAGATTATAATCCAAGTATTGAAAAACTATATGATACTAATGGAAAAGAAATAGATCCAACATATTTAATTCATACATCAATTTGTACAATTAAAGATGTTTTATTTAAATTATATAGTGCAACAACAACATATAATACAAGGAGAAATTTATTTAAAATGAATAAAGGAATCGATAAAGATTTTGCTCCACTTATCAGATTTCATCTTGCAAAATTAAGAAGAAGACAAATTACTGTTTATATTGGTAATACAGTTGGTTCTAGAGATGTTTACTATTATCTATGTCATTGTCTTCGTCCAAATGATTTAAAACAAATTATACAATTACTAACAAGTACAAGTGGTTACGAAATTAACGAGCGTTCATTAATGTGTCTTGTGACACTTAATAATCTATTAAATTAAACATATTTCTCCATTTATTTATAAGAATATTTACATAATTATTATTTTTATTATTAAAAGATGATTTATCATGCAATCTATGAAAACAAATTTTTTTATCAATATTATAAAAATTTTTTTTTTGAAACTTTAATTTAAACCATAAATCATAATCTTCAACACCATTTATATTAATATCATCTAATTGCCATACAGCATCAGATTTTTTTAAAATAACACTTGAATTAATTATTGGATTACCATCAAAAAAATTATATTCTGTAATATCACCAACTGGTAATGTTGGAAAGAATGACAATTTATATCCATCTTTATTTATATAATAACAATGTGTTCCAACAACATCATAAGTATTTAAATAAGGAACTTGTAATTCTAATTTATCTTTAGACCAAACATCATCAACATCTATTAATGCAATATAATGATATTTTGCTATTTTAGTTAAGTAGTTTAAGGTATCAATTTTATTAAATAAATTTAAATTTAAAATATTTATTTTATCATTTTTATCAAAAATAGTATAAACTATTTTTTTTACATTATCATAAAAATCTTTACAATTATAATGTCCATTAATCCCTATTATTAATTCCCAATTAGTATATGTTTGATTTTTAATTGAATTTAAAGAATAATTTAAATATTCAATACCATTATATAATGGCAATAAGATTGTAATCATTTATATTTAAATATATTAATATATTTTTAAATATTAAAAAAAAATTTACATTTTAAAGTTTGTTATAATAATTATTTTTTCCTGAATATAATATATCTATTCAAAAATGAAAATTGTTTTTGAACAGAATCTTTATCTAATTCTTGAATATCAATTTCAAGTCTATTTAATTGATGATTTTTTTCATCAATTTTATTCTTAATATCATTAAAATCTTTTTCAAATGTATTAGTTTCTAAAAATTCTAAATTATATTCGGCTGCTTTTTCAATTAATAAATCTAAATCGACTAAATATTCAGGAATTATTTTTTGGGTATTTTCAATAAATACTCCTATTTGTTTACCATATTTTTCATCATTATCTACATAATTTTTAGTAATTGCCCATGTAATGACTTCTGTATCTCTTTCTAAATTTTTAATTCCCTTTAATGTAGTTGTATTTTTTGTTTTAAACATATTATCTATAATATTACCATCCATAAATGTTGCAAAGAATATACCATTTTGTTTTAAATTATTAGCAACATTTGTAAAGAATCCATTTAATTTTTTCTCATTTTCAAAGAAATAATGAATTGCGAACTGACAACTGCATACAGAAAATTTATTAGCACCTTTACCTGCAATATGTCTTAAATGATAGTGATTATTTACATTTCTATTCATTACAATATTTAATATTTCATAACTTTCATTATCATTAATAACTTTTGCAGCAGTGCCATTATTAATAGACTCAGCACAATCTCCAGCAGCAAATACAATATCTGGAAAATAAACTTTTTCGTCTTTATTAATACGCCTTGCTTGATTTTTCTTTTTTATTAATCTTGAATATCCACCACTTCTAGGATTATAAATATTTCGTTTAACTAAATCTATTGATAAGATGAATGAATAATTATATTCAATCCATCTATTCATATCACCACCTTCACCACCACATAATTCTAATAAAGAATTTCTATCTTTAGAATATTCATATAATTTTTTCTTAATAGCTTGATTATGAAAATTTAACATATGAATTGATAATAATGAATCTCTAGGAATATTTCTACTATAATATACGTCATCTGATTCTAAAATTTTATCAGTTGTATTATTATATACTTTATTAATATTTGTATCCTGATTACCAATAATCATAGCATTTGTAATACTATTATGTATTGATCGCCAAACATTAATTGCAATATTTAAATCATTCATTGTTTTACTAATTTCACCTTTACTATAAAGTCTTGTTTTATCATCTCTAACACGAAGAGGGTTCCATCTATGATTTATAGAAATTTTATTATTTACATCATAACTAAATTCTATAATTGAATTATTTTCAATTAATTGATTGTCATGTGTTAATATAGTTCCTTTACTATTAATTTTAACTAAAGCAATTTCTATACCTGTTTCATAGTAAATAGTAGGTTTGAATAATGTCGGGATATAAGATACTAAATTATTTCTTTGTTCTTTAGCATATTTATGATCATATCTTAATCGTAAACCTTTCGTTGGACCAATATCTTCCCATTGTGATGAATTATAACCCACAAATAATTTTAATTCTCTATATTTCTCACCATTTTCTTTTACAATTTTACCATATCTAACTAAAAAGTCAATAGTATTTTGTTCAGGTGGTTTCCATTTAAATAATCTATCCCATCGAACATTATCAGTAATTTGAACAGGTTTATTAGCATAATATGAATATAATGGTAATTTAGCTGGAGTAAAAATCAAACCATCAATTTCATAGGGATAAGATTTATGATTTATTAAAATATCTTTACATTTTTCATATATAGAAGAATCTTTATCATTATATAAAAATTTTTTAACAGTAAATTCAACATTAGTTTTAGAGTTTTCAATATATGATTTCGAAAAATTTAAATGTGTTAATCTTGATAGATCACCAAGTAAAGGTAAATTTGTAATATTTTTTCCTTTAATATAATACATATCAAATGCCGCAAATAAATGTTTTGACGAATTATCCTTTCTTTTATCACAAGTAACATATTCACCATCAATTAAACTATTATATAAATTTGATAAAGATTTCAAACCAGTATTAATAACATTATATGTATTATTAATCATATATATATCACCAATATCATCAATATACATTAATAATCTTTCTCCATCTGCTTTCTCTGTAACAGTATAACCCTCTAATATACTTACTGAACCATATTCTTTTGGGTCAATTAAATTAACTTTTTCTAATGTAATAGGTTTGGGTGTTAATAATGGTATAGATCCTTTTTTATTATATGACATAATTTTAACATCATCTTTAATCAAATCATTATATTTTTTCAAAACATTATTTTGCGTTTCTTTTGTTATAATTTTAGGATATTGAGTAATATAATGTAATAAATTAAGTAAAGATTGAATAATATATTCTTTACTATCATTAGTAATTGTTATTTCGAATTTATAATCCTGTTTTTTTTTAAAAATATTAGACTCTTTTAAGTTTGTAAAATATTCATTTTCACTTCTTTCAAGTATAGCGGAATATTCAATATTATTTTTTTTATCTAAATATGAAAATTTTTTAGTTATTTTAAATTTTTTTTTATTAATTTTCCAATTTTCAGGTTCTTTTTCAATATTACTTTCTTTAATTATATCAAAATAAATATGATAATCAAATAAATCTTTTTCTAAATTATTATATAATGAATTTTTACTAATCCATTTATAATTATTAATATTACTATAAACATCGCTATTACAATATTTTAATATATTTGATATATCTGTAATAACTAATATATTACCATTTTCATCTTCAACTTCTAATATTTCATTATTAATAATTTCTTCAAAATCGGTATTAGAAATCGAGTTTACAAAATTATTAAATTCGTATTCAGTCCAATTTAAATCGTTATTATTAACAGATATTTTAAAACTATCTTCTTTGAGTTCTAAAATACTATTAATAATTCTTATTAATTCGGAATCATTTTTAAATTCCATATTTCTAGTTTTCTCTATTTTATATATATATATATAATTCCATATATAAAAAATCAATTTTTAATTTTATTCATACTCGACAATTTCTACAATTTTATCAGTACGAAACCAATTTAGAAAATTAAAATGAAATATTTCTTTAAATATTTCAGTATTATAATTATAAATAGGTTTTATAAATAATCTATTATGATATACAATAAAATATACAATATACATTTGAAAATTTATTACAATATTCTTTATATTCCAATCATTAATATTATAATTTAATAAATTTATTAAATTATAATCAATATTATTTGTTTTTAATAAATTAAAATAGAATGTATCTTGTTTGAAATTATTCATATATTTTAATATAAATAATATAATTTTCATTTTTTTAAAAATACTTAAGGAAAAAAATAGTCATATATAAAGAAAAAAATGACGAGTAAAATTGGTATTATAAATAATTGCGATTATACAAATACCGTTAAAAAACTAAGAGAATTTTTTGATTCGAAAGGTTTTGAAGAAGTTCATACCCAAAGTAGATTAAGTATTCTCGCGGCATGCGAAGATCCTCGTACAATTTCAACATATAGTTATGCCGGTCAAGTTTGGCCTTTACCACAAACTGGTCAAATGTGGTTAGAATATGAACTATTATCCAATCCAGAAGCTAAAGGTTTTTATTGCGTAAGTACAAGTTATAGAAATGAACCAAATCCAGTTCCTGGAAGACATGACAAAATCTTTCCTATGTTCGAATTTGAAATGAAAGGTGATATGGAAGCAATGAAAAAAATGGAAGTAGAACTTCTAAATCATCTTGGTTTCGGTAAATTTTATGAAAACAAAGAATATCCAGAAGGAGATTATATGGATGTTGCTCATAAATATGGTGTTAGAGAATTAGAACACGAACACGAAACACAACTCTATAAAGATAATGGACCTGTATTTTTCTTAAAACATTTCCCAAATTATAGCTCACCCTTTTGGAATATGAAACAGGCAGATGACGACAATGACTACGGCGGATATGCAAAAAAAATCGATGTTATTATTAATGGTATTGAAACAATTGGTAGTGCACAAAGATCAACAGATAGAGAAGAAATGAGAAGACAATTTCACGAAATTAGTGATGGAAGTTATGCGAATATTTTATACAGTAATTTTACAAAAGAAAGAGTTGATAAAGAATTAGAAGAATTTTTAGAATTTGATTTTTTTGAAAGATCAGGTGGTGGTATTGGTTTAACTAGACTAATTAGAGTAATGAAAGAAGCTAAATTACTCTAATAATAATATATTATAAAGAGATGTCGTAAATATCTTTTCTAACATTTTATGTCTTTCTTTAAGATTTTTTTTTGCAAAACACAAATTAATTAATAATTTTGTATTTTTTTTATGATTATTTCTATATAATGTTGAAATTGGTTTTGGTACTGTAAAATCTATAAAATTATATTCAAATAATTTATTAATAATTAAATTATTTTCTAAATATTTAATTTTTTGTATTGTTGAATAATAATTTTTTATATCATCTAATAATACTTTTGGTTTTTCATATAATATTAAAGAATATATATAATCTACTATATCGTCAGGAAGATATTTAGGTATTATCATAATATATAATACATATTATAAATCATTTGGATAACCAAAACCACTTGGTCCTATTACTCCCTGACTCCCTGTTTCGCCCTTATTACCACTTGGTACAGGTATTGTCAATTCTACTAAGTCATCCTCTATTATTTCATCAAGTGATGGATAATTATTCTCTGGATATTTTGCTAATATATTACCTTCTTGATCTATAAATTTTAGTAATGGCATTTTACATTTACATTCGCCCCCTTGAGGTCCAATTGGTCCTCTATCACCACGAGGACCTCTTGGACCAGAAATATATTTTATTTGTTCATTTAATGTTTTATCATCAGATGCAATTATGGCATCTTCATTATCGATTAAATCAGCTTTTTTTTGTACTTCTGGTATTGCTAATGTATCTGATAATTCTGTAAATTTTTCCTCTTCTGTATATTTATTAATAATAATAATTAATATTACAGATATTATCATCATAAATAATATAAATAATATTATTTTAATATTTTTAATCATTCTTATTAATTATTATTATTTTTTTTCAAATGTAAAAAAACCAAAAGGACTATTTATTATATATTTAGGATAATCATGTAAATTAATATAATAAATATTTGAATTTTTTATTATTTCATCAATATGTAAATAATTATTGATATAATAATAAACATGTCTTGTATTATTTTTGAATTCAATTATTAAAAATTTATTTTTATTATCATAAATAGTTTCAATATAATTATTATATAACATTATATTATCAAATGAAATATTTGTAACAATTTTTGGATTTTTCAATGTTATTTTTTTTTCCAATGATTCTAAATAAGTTGATGTTTGTAAAACACGTGAATTATTTTTATTTAAATAAATATTATTGTATTTATTTTCAAATAAAATAGTTTTTTTTGATCTAAATTTATTATTAAATTTCAAATAATTAAAACTAAATACATCATAAATGTTAATCAATAATAGTAAATATATAAATATCATAATATTAATAAATATATATTATTATTATTTTATATATTATTACATATGTTTAATAATGTATAAAATATAAAATATATTAAATACATTGATATATATTAATAAAATATCGCTTAAAACTTTGAAAAATAATAAGAATTTTTCTTGAATAATTTCAAATTTGTTATCCAAGTTATCTTTATATTCTAAATTATTAGTTAAATTAAATAAATTTATCCTTGTTACTTTATTATGATTAACTTTAATTAATTTATATTCTTTAATAATCGGTATCATTACAAAACCATATATGTTATAATTTATAAATAACATAAATAAAATTAGTACTAAGTTTGTTCTAAACATAATATTAAAAAAATAAATAATAAAATTATCATTTTTTAATTAGAATACGCTAAACCACCCATTCCAGATAATATTCTAAGAACATTATAATTAACTGCAAATATATTTATTAGACCAGTTTTTTCTGTTGCAATTTGTAAATGAGCACTATCAATTCTAGACATATTTAAAGTTCCGGATGGTTGATGTTCTTCTGGTTTTAATGCAAAAGAATATAAATTAATACCTTTTTTATATTCACCTGGAGTATTCTCATGATGTTGATATGGTTGTACAACAGAAAAATATTCACCTTCTCTTTCACCGAATCTTTCATTTCCATTTAATTGTAATTTCACTGCTTTTACAGGATTCTCACAATTATAATCAGTTGGTTCATTCGCCGTCACAATAGAATCATAATGATTATATTCATTATATTGATTATTAGAATAATTATTCCAATATGGTTTACTTGGGTGCGCATCTATTCTATACACTGTTTCTGAAGTTACATTTCCCGAAGGAACAGAATCAGGTTTTACGACCCATACAATTTCTTTACAAGGATGATTGAAATTTAATTTAACACTTTTTAAAGATGTTTGCCCCCCTTGTGTAACACCAGATGTTATTCTTTCAGAACCTGTAAATTGTAATTGTTCAATTAAATATTCATGAGATAATTGTGCAAATCTTCTTCTTTCATCTGTGTCTAAGAAAATATAATCAACCCATAATTCAGAATCTTCTAATTCAATTGTTCTAGACGAATTAGATGAATGTGAATTATCTTGTGACACTCGTGTATCATTATCATAAGACCAATTTCCAGGAGTTGCATCAACCATATCACTCAATTGAGCATATTCAATATTAATTTTAACTTCATGATATTGTAATGCAATTAATGGTAAAGCCAACCCTACATTTCTGCAAAACCAAAACTCTAAAGGAACATATAGAGTATATGATTCTCCACTAGGTAGTAATATTGAACTATTTCGTTTATTGCCACCAACCATTTTATCATAACCATCTTTTTTGCCAACAGGCATACTTAATTCATTCCATATATACATCCATTCAGAATAATGTTTATCTATGCGCTGACCACCAATTTCTAATTCAATATTTTTTAATAATCTTAAACCAAAATATGGCACTAAAGCACACGCATTATTTTGATGGTTATTTGTTATTTTACCTTTATAATATATTCTATTTATTAAATCCCCATTTCTAGTAACCAAAACACTTACTCTAGAACCAATACTAGAAGTTCCATTAAAAGTTTGTTCAATAGATTCTATAGCAAAATTAGTATGACGTCTATATACAACTTTGAAAAATGTAATTTGAGGATTACCAGTTAGATAAACATCTTGAGCACCATATGCTACTAATTGTAATAGACCGCCAGCCATATAATATCTTTATACTATAATAGGAGAAAAAAAATAGTCTTATATGAATTTCAATAATTTAATTACTATATGCAATACCACCCATACCGGATAATATTCTTAATACATTATAATTTATTGCATATATTGCAAAAACACTATTGTTATTATATTTTGCTGAATCATAATCGAGAGAAATGAAAGATGTATCAATACGAGACATGTTTAATGTTCCAGATGGTTGATGTTCTTCCGGTTTTAATGCAAAAGAATATACATTTATACCTGTATTATTTGGTATATTTTCATGATGTTGGAATGGTTGTATCATATTGAAATACATTCCATCTCTTTGTGTAAATCTATCATTGCCATTTAATAATAATTTTGCACCATTAACAGGATTTGCTGTTTTACTATTTGGTCCTAATAAATTTTTAATATCATCATAATCATATAGGTCTAATACATTTACTACAGTTTCATTATTTGTATAATTAAACCAATTTTCGTTAGGTCTTTCAGTTTTATTACTTGTTATAGTCCATATTAATTCTTTAACTGGATGATTGAAATTTAGTCTTACTTTATTACTTAATGATTCAAACCCTGTAAATTGTAATTGTTCTATTAAATATTCATGTGATGTTTGTGCAAATTTTCTTCTTTCATCTGTATCTAAATATACATAATCTACCCACAAATGAGCAGATAAATCCATAGTACTTGGTAATTTATCACCAAAACCATTTGTACATTTTTTAGCATCTTCAAATTGAATATTAATTTTAACTTCATGATATTGTAAAGCAATTAAAGGTAAAGCTAAACCAACATTTCTACAAAACCAAAATTCTAAAGGTACATATAATGTATCTAATTCATTTGCATTTGCATCTGATAATGAAGCGAAAGTCAAACCGGAGTCTATTGTTACAGAAGCAATTGGATTATCACTACTATCTTCTATTTTGTCTTTACCAGTTATCAAATTCTCTTCAAAAACACTAAGGTCTAATGTAAATGTATCTCCAGATGTATATCCAGCACCATTTTCTTCAATTGTTGTAGTAAGAGCGCCGGCGCCTCCATCTCCAACAACAACTTTTAATTGTAGTCCAAAGCCACTACCCCCAAGTACTAATGGATAATAAGTGCCAGGTGTTACTGATTTAAAATTAGTTTCACTAAGAACAGGTGAACCTGTTAATGTTTTACTACCTTTGCTTCCTGAACCACCAACCATTTTGAAATAACCTTCTTTTTTTGATACTGGCAATGATAATTCATTCCAGATATACATCCAATCCGAATAATGTTTGTCCATTTTTTGACCACCAATTTCAACTTCAGCATGCTTTACGACCCGTAAACCAAAATAGGGGCATAAATTATTTGCAGACGATTTTATAACTAAATAAGCTCTCGATATTAAATCACCATTTCTAGCAATAGTACTAGTTACTCTACTGCCATATCCAACAGTACCATTAAAAGTTTGTTGTATAGATTCTAGAGCGAAGTTTGTATGTCTTCTATAAACAACTTTAAAGAATGTTATTTGTGGATTACCAGTTAGATAAACATCTTGAGCACCATAAGCAACTAATTGTAATAAACCGCCGCCCATATATTATATGTATCTTATACTATAATAATAGAAAAAAAAACAGAAAAAATATCTAGTTGGAGTAAGCAATGCCACCCATACCAGATAATATTCTTAATACGTTGTAATTTACAGCGAATATAGATACTTGTTTATCAGCGGTAGTGGAACCATGATATTGTAAGTCTAATACAGCAGTATCTATGCGAGACATATTCAAACTTCCAGATGGTTGATGTTCTTCAGGTTTTAATGCAAAAGAATATACATTAATACCTGCATTATTTGGTACATTTTCGTGATGTTGGTAAGGTTGAACTAAATTGAAATATCTACCGTCTCTAGAATAGAATCGGTCATTGCCATTTAATATTAATTTACCTTGAGTTACACCATTCTCAGCGATACCCGATGGACCTAACAAAGCAGCAGCAGTACTATAAGTTTTAGCGTTAGTAGCGGTCACTACATCAGGTGTGGCAGTATAGTTAAACCAATTGTTGTTAGCAGTGAGCGCTGTGCTAGATGGTTTATGTACAACCCATACTAATTCTTTAACAGGATGATTGAAATTTAATTTGATTTTGTTAGAAGCGGATTCACGACCAGTGAATTGTAATTGTTCAATTAAATATTCATGAGAAGATTGAGCGAATTTTCTTCTTT